TCTGACACCTCCAACAACAACAACCTCTGCTACTTTACACATCATGCGGTGACACTCATAACTTGTTAACTTTCTACCTGCAGCTTCTTTGAAGATGTTAGTTGAGAAGTTAAACAAATCTAGCAGTGGCTCTGGTCCACTAGCTCTGCCACCAAATGTTTTGAGGCGTGATCCTTTCTTTCTAATCCTAGAGAAATCCCACTTAGGCATCTCTCCGTCATATAAATATGTAATTAATTTTCTGAATGCAGATTGCCATCCTTCTTTAGAATCTTGTACAACGATGACATCGTCTACATCAATTAGTTCTTCTGGTACTTCTGGTAGTTTACTTATGTGCTGACGTTCAACACTAAAGCCAACTCCAGTACCATGCATAAGAACATAAAGACATTCATCAAATGCTTTAGGATGGTCGACACTTAAGTAGGCACAGTTATATCCAGCTATATGATTCTTGGCTAGAGCTGGACCTGCTGTCATTAGTGCTCTCATACTAGGCATAATGTCTAGGTTAAGGACTGCGTGTTCAAGTCTTCTTCTAGTTGTGGTATCTAATTCATAGTTTGTATTTTCTTTTAGATGCTCTTCCATAAAGTCAAAGTATCTAGCTACAGTTTCTTCCCACGTTTCTCTTCTTTTCTTTTCTGGTAGCCATCTGGCATACCTGCTTAATGCTATAAAGTTTTGATAATCATTAGGTAACTTATTCATTATTATTTATCCTCCTCTTACTTGTATTTCGATGTCCTCATTTCCATTTGCGTCAATGATTACTTTATATTTTAAAGTTCCTTCATTGTGCATACATATTGCATCTGTCATGCCTTCACCGTATTGTCTTTTTCCGTATTGTTTAAAGGAATAATATATTCCTCCTGCTAATATAGCCCATAAGACTATATATAATTCTTCAATTATCATTTGTAATTTCCTTTAATATTATTTTAATACTACCTTGTTCTGCCCATATTTTTTGTGAGCTTTGCTGTACGATTTGCTTGTCATCATGAAAATAAATACCATTTAACGAGTCTAAGATTGCTTTCTCGTAATTATCTAGATCAGAATTGTTATCACAGAACTGCCTATTTTTAGACGATTTCTTTTTGTTCGACCATGACTTAGCCATTGGTACAAAGAACGTCATATCGGCAGATATGAGCCCGTCAAGCCATGTTACTGGGTTAACAGAGTTGTTTTTATCTGAATCTATCAGTAATACTCCCATTTCTAACTTAAATTGTTTATATTTTTTACCATAATATGTACCCCACCTCGTGACCCTAGGTCGTGAGGCAGGTACTGGACTTATGTTAAACAGCAAATCAATCTGATTCATAGCATCTTTAAGTAGTGTTTAGTTATGTTATCACCTCGATAGTCTTCCAAGTTTACACCTTTTAATTCAGGAATTGCCTTGTAGTTTACCCTACCTTTAGAGATTCCATGCTTTAATTGAATGCCTCCACCAATAAAAGACTGTCCTTTAGATAACTCAATGAGTTCTTTGCGTACAGTTTCTTCTGTTTCTTTGATGGCTTGAAGTGCAGCATGAATTTCTCTCCACTCCTTAGCTTTCTTTAACCATTCTGCATCATCTGTTTCTATTAAATCTTCAGCTGTTGCTTCAGGTTTGTCTACTGAAAAGTATTTTGTCCAAGCATTAACAATCTTTGCTTGTGTCTTTAAGTGTGGCACAACAACCTGAAGTAATCCTGATGTATTCTTAACATCATAAATCCAGAAGAATAACTTACTGGAGTTGGTAACTAATAATTGTTGTTGACATTGCAACCAGTATTGTTCTGGCAGCAGTGATGTTTCTGCTACTTCTTTCCATAGCTCAGAACCAGTGCCTTTGATTGGACATTTAATTTCTAATATAGTGTTGTCCGTTTCTCTATACCCATCTAACGATGCACCAATAGGCACATCATCGAATTCATTTATGACAACAACAGGAGGAAACTTAGCACCCATGTCATCTTCAAACATGTTGCGTGCTTCATCTTCATACTTGTTGCCGTGATCCATAGCAAAGTTTGTTTCTATTTTAGTAACACCATTCTTTACATTCCATAAAGCTAACGGTGTCTTTGGTTCCCATTTAGAGCCACCTAATAAGGCACCAACTTCTGATGCCATTCCACATTTGCTACGTACATCTAACCATTCTTGTGACCCTTGTGGCAGGTCTTCATTTTTAATTATCTTCATTGAATAATTCCTTTAGTTTAAGTTTATTAAATTCATCTAACCAATCCTCTCCGGGAGTAGGTGAGATATGTACTTCTACTTTTATCTGTTTCGCAGCCAGCCTTTCAGCTAATTGGAAGGCAGATTTCTGACCGACATATGACTTGTCGTTGTCAGCATATATTTGTACCTCAGTTATATCTTCTGGTGGTTCGAAGGTTGCCATACAGTGGGCGTTCATTACAGAAAACGCAGGCAGCTTAGAGATTTTACTCGCAGCCAATGCAGTTTCTATTCCTTCAGCTAAGCATATAGTGCCTTCGTGTTCATGAAGTCTAATTGCAGCACCAGTTATTGTACCCTTGGGTGGCATTATCTTTCTAGCTGTACCACCTTGAAGTTTTCTACCGTTCTTAGTATACGTTAAATGCCATGATACACCAACCCCTTTAGCATCTTGTATTAATCCCATCATAGTAGGGAATGGTCCAAGCTTAGCACCATGTTCCCATGTATATAGTTGTGCTTCCTTAAGGGTGTTAGGATAATCATCCACACCACGCAGTGTTAGATAGGTATCTATATCACTGTTAGGTCTGATTTCTTGTGCCATCTTGGCTACTTTACGTAGCGCAGGCACAGGGTCCTTCTTTGGCTTGGCAGGTTGGAATGTTGTATGATCTATAATAGGTCTTATAGCATCTAAACAATCCGTAAAGCTCCAGCCGTGTACTTTCTGTAATAGTTCGAACCCATCGCCAGCACCACAAGAGTTGCAGTAGTAAGTGCCACGACCATCTTTATCATCGAACCTAAATCTATCTGTCCCTTCCATGCATATTGGACAAGGACCATGTTTATTCTGTAGGTATTGTCTATCTATCCCTAATGAGGATAGCACACCATACCATTTACCTGTTACATCTAACTTATTACTCATGTTTCCTCCTTACTTATTTTTACTTTTTGCTTTTCTTATTTGTAAGTGTCTTATATAACTTGCACACTCACTACTTGGTTTTATTGCTTCAACATTGTTAAAGTTTGGGTAATCATTAAACCTCATTTTGTAGGTATGATAAGCCCATCCCGGTTTATAGTTATGCATTTTGCAGTATCCTAAAAGCATACTATAAAATTCTTTTCTAAACTCAGGTGCATATGACAGTTTCTTTTTAACAGTCTTGGTTTTCTTATCGACAAAGCCAAGCTCCTTATCAAGCACTGCTACATATTTTGATTTCTTTAGTTGCACATGCCCACACTTGCTGCATATGTTTGAACCAGAGAAAACAGAGAAGCAGCCTTCACATATTATTTGAGCTTCTTCTTTTGGTTTCGCTAGTTTTCTTTCTTTAATTGTTATCGGTTTCTTTGGATCAAGAACCCATTCAATATCATCTTCGACAAACCCGTGCATATATACAGCACCAGAGTGGTCTATGATTGTTGCTTTCTCTTTACCCTCATAAGGTCTAAGAACTCTGCCAACCATTTGAATATACATCCCTAAAGATTTGGTTGGTCTAGCTAGTACACAAACTTCAGCTGGGGGGCAGTCAAATCCTTCAGTCAACACCATGCAATTACAAATTATTTTCATATCGCCATTGTTGAATTCGTTTAAGACTCTTTCCCTTTCTGCGTGGTCTGTTGAACCATCTATATGTGCAGCCTTAATTCCAATATCTATAAAAGATTCTGCAAGGTTCTTACTATGAGCCACTGAAGATGCAAACACAATAGTCTTTCTGTTGTTCGCTATCTTATTCCATGAGGACACTATGTCACCTATTAGCTTTGGTCTATCCATTCTTTCAGCTAACTGTACAGAGTTGTAATCTCCCATAGATGTTTGTATTCCATTGAGGTCAGGTATAGTTGGTGCAAAGTATTCACAACCAACTAAGTGTCCCTCCTGTATTAGCTTTCCAATTGATGGAGCCTGAATCATATCTGAAAAGATATGTCCAAGACCTCTACCATCAGAACGAATAGGAGTTGCAGTTAATCCTAAGACTTGACTTTGACTATACATTTTAATAATCTTTAGGTAAGTATTACTTAAGCATCTGTGAGCCTCGTCAATTATTATTAAGTCCGCCTTTGGCAGAGCTTCTTTCTTATTTGTTATTGACCGTGACCTTAATGTATCTATGGATGCTACTTGAGTACTATGCCAGAACTGTGATTGCTCACCTGCCATAATAATTCCGTGCCTTACTCCTTCTAATGTTAACTTGTCGGAGCATTGAGTTATTAGCTCTCTTCTATGAGCCAGAAATAATACGTTTTTGTTTTCTTTTATTGAATGATTTACAAAAGCAGAAGCCATGACAGTTTTGCCAGAACCAGTAGCTGCTTGTAGTAGTATGTTTTTGTTTCCTTTTCTTTGAGACCGAATGATATTATTAAGAGTGTCTTTTTGATATTGTCTTAATGCCATTCTTTACTCCTTATAAGTGAGCAGTTTTAATGTCATGCTCAGGACATCTCACTAAGGACTATTTAGAACGGTATGTTCTCGTCCGAATCATCTGTATCAGTGATTTCAGAAGTTGGTCTTTCAACATAAGTGAACTCGTCACCTCCAGCACCTCCTTCATATTCTACTAGCTCCATGACCTGTACACCTACTAGTGTAGCAGTGATGCCATTTTTACCTGCATATTCCCATGGTCTTTCCATGTATTGAACATTGCATAGTGAACCATTACCTATAGCTGTGTCGCCAAGGTTGTCACCATACTTATCTTTAACAAATGGAGCAGAGATTTCCATCTTTTCCATTGTTCCTGTTACAGGATTCTTCTTGTTAAAGTGTGTGTTACGTTTGATTTTAACAAATGGTGTTCCGTCTTCAGGATCGAAGCGTTCTTTCTGTGCGAATCCTTTAGCTACCCATTCTTTAGATTGTTCTGGTGTTACGTGACAATCTATTGTCCATTCTGTATCTTCTGAAGCATACTTTTGTGCAGGATTGCTTCCAACCCTAGCCCATTTTACTTTTACATTGTTTAGAATCATTCGATTCTCCTTATTACTTGTTATAAACATGATGGATTATTTTCCATCGCCATAAAAAGACTTTCGCTTTAAAGTCTTTTGTTCTTTTAAGAAACATATGAGAAGCCCAAGGGGCTTCTAATTTTTATTATGCTAATAAAAAGAGCCATACATTCTGAGGAGGTGTGGTAGTTCAGAGTGTATGGCGTTGTTTTTTGTCACACAACTACCACATAGTGCAACATAAATTTTTTGTTACTTTTCCTTAAGGGGGACTCCCGAGATTTTTTCTTCTTGTTCTATGAGTTTGTCTAAGAACCATCTAGCTTTCTTTAAATCACAGATACCATCTTTAAACCTCCAGCGTGAAATATATTTTACTATTGTTGCTGTTAAGTAATCCATTTTCTGGTCAAGTATAAAATCTATAACTTCTATGTTACCCTGTTTGTAGTGACTAGGGTTTAATTTTTCTTCAGTTGTCATTTTAATTCCTCTATATCTTTTAGTTTATTTATAGGAAGATTATAACAATCAGTTATTACTTTCCAGTTGTTGTCTAAATCTATTTCACCTTTCTTTAAAAACTTAGAGTCTTTTAAGTATTTATCTTTTTCTAAATATCCAAGTATCCATCCTGCGGATAGATCATTTTTAATTCTAGTGAACACATATAAGTCACATTTTTGTTTAGTATTTAATGCTGCTATTGAGCATTCATAATAAGCTTTAGGTGGTGTAGTAACTCTTTTACTTTTAACATCTATCTTTTTATTTTTATATACTAAATCATAATCATATGTATTTTTTAAAATTATATTTAAATAATTTGCTACAATAATTTCACCTAAAAATCCAATTATATTTCCTTTTCCTTTTGTAATTGAATTATTTAGTTGACCCATTGCTTTAGACATTTTTTCTGCTTGTTGAATATGTGTTTCTAAAATCTTTATATGTCTCATGTATTTCATGTTACCTCCTTATAAGTCTTTGGCTGTTAATTTTTAGGTAGAAATCCTTTAGTAGCAGGGGTTGTAGAGCTTTTGCACATGGTTTTAGGTCTACTATACCTCCCTGCTTAACAAAAGAAGAAGTCTGACCCGTATATATCTTCCAATATTAAATTGCCTACTACGGGTATGTCTTTATTAAAACTTTCATCGTTCCATATTATTTCTTCACGCATGTTTTCGAATATATCTTTAGCATACATTTTTATGAACTCACTTTTAGTTACATATATTAATTCTTCTACATCACATGCATGAACACTAAAGCTATCATGAATCGCACCAAAACTTGGAAGGTTTAGTTTATTTATTACTAACGACATATGGCTAGCGTCATATGAGTGTACCCAGTTAGCACCAATAGCTGACAGGTGTTCAGCTAATGCAGGTTTATCAGTTACATCTAAGTACACATGACTTATTCTATGTGTTTGTATATAGCCTTTGTATACTTTCTTACGTGCTACCCATTTTTGAGTTAGTACTGGGAAACCACTCGGTGTATTCCATGATATGTCCTTCATGTTCATGTCTTTTAATTTATGTTCGACCAGTGCTTGTAAATATTTCTTTATTTCTACTGGTCCATGACATATTGAATCATATGCTTTAACTAAATCTTTACCAAGAGCTTTTGAATCAGACCGTGTAATTTTGTATGTTGACGTGATCCCTGCATCATAAGAGTCTTGATATATTATTTCGCCAATTTTTCTAGCACCAGCATCATAAGCTCTTGTCATTGAGCCACGCTTACTTATTCCTTTACGTATTAATTTCATTGGAATGTGTTTCATTTTAGTTCCAATGTCAGTGTTTTTATTTAGTTCTAATATTTTCTTACCCATAACAAGATAAAAGTCTTTAGGCATTTGCATTGGCATGAGACCTACGAGCTTTCCAGCTTTTTCATCTCTAGACATTGCAGCTAAATGTTGCGTACCGTTGTTAACTCCGTCAATTGAGATTGGCATAGAAGAATAGTATGGTTCACCACTTAGGGC